GAAACGTTCCCCGTGCGGCGCTCGTCAAGCCCCGCACTTTCCTCCTGACAACTCATCCTTGACCGGTAAAGGTCTAGAGTAGCCAGGCGCCACCAAGTCCCAAGCTTCCGCACCGTATGGTGGAGGTGGTTCCCATTCTTCGGTATCCTGTGATAGCAGGACCCGATCAAAGACAGGGATCAAACCAAGACCATCCTCACGGACGCGAAAGAACCTCTTCCTCAATCTCCTCCAAGAAAATTGATCAGACAGGAAGTACCGAACGGGTTCCGTACGGATTACCGTCAAAGGCCGTCTGACCCCCGAAAGAGCCAGACAGTACCTAAGACACGCCCTAAGGCGCTGATCCTCAAACGAAATCCGAAACTTCCAAGATGCCATCTCGCGATTGTTCATCTCCACGAGCTCATCTGTCATCTCAACGGCTGGAACCATTGAGATCTCATCCGAAGACAAGACCACATTGTGACAGATAGGTGGACGCGGCAGGACCGCGACAGAACAATCGTCTCGAAGGAGACCAAATACCCGAGACATCCTAAAGGCCAACCCACCACGGAATCCGAGCTCATCAGGCAAAACACGGGCAGACTTCAACGAGCACAAGTGCCAACTGAAGAAAGCTCTAGCAGCCCTCCAACGAATTTCCGTAGGCTGACCCCGAACAAAGGAGTCAAAGGTAGTCCCAAGGGAATTAGGAAACTCAGACTGACGAAGCATCCCGAATCTAAGAGTCGGAACGACAAAAAGCAGATCATCCGAACCCCACCTAAACAAGGTAGAGTTAAGAGTACCAAATTTCGTCGAAACCGAAGTCTTAGATCGTTCAACCTCGAGTCCGAGTCGTCCTACGACCTCCATCCACCGCCTAGCGAAACCAGGATCAGATGTCTCAAACAAGATATCATCGCCGTTGATCAACAATGGCATTCGATCCAATCCTGACTCTAATCTCGACCACTCAAAACAAAGAAAGTTTTGAAGGCAGAGAAGAGGAAAGGAAAGGAAAGAACCCATCATCTGTCCCCGACTAATCTCGAAAGATAAGTCATAATCCAGGTTCCACAGTGTCGGATGCAAGACCCTACGAGCGTGCTCTTTCACAGAATACGGCACAGAAACCGCATTCTCCAGAATCACCTCTAGGATCAAGTCCGCCAACTCAAGAGGCAGATTATCAGTCGCAGACTTATAATCCCCGGAGAGAGAGTCCCTCCCCGCCGAAACCCCGCTGCGGCCAACTTCTCAGAAGTCGGGTCGCCTCGACACAACCAACGACAATTCGACAAGCGGCCATAAATGGCCTTATG